CTCTCCCGGTTCTCTAAAATGATTCCATTTGCATTTATGTCTCCGTCCGCTTTTACCAGAATGTATTTCTCCCCGTTAATTACTTCTAATGTAACGAGGTCTGTTCTGTCTGCGCTTACCGATACATGTGCATCTGAAAGTCCAATTTCAAATGTTTTCGTGCTCACTGTGTTGTCCGCATCGATTTCAGCCGCGTCACAGTCTTTTGTTTTTTCTGCTGCCAGTTCCGGATCTATCCCGATGCTTTTTAATACGTTTTCCAGCTCCGCGCCTTTTAATATCCGGTTGTTGGATTCTGCTTTTATTTCACGGATTCTTCCAAGGTAATGATAAATATCTTTCGCCTGTTCCAGGCTTACTTTTCCGTCTGCTGCATTTAACCCTTCCCTAAAAGCTTCTTTTTGCTCTTTTGGTGTGGATGGCATCCCGCATCGGAGTGTCTGCGTGATCAGGCCTGCGTCCGGTTTATCCGGAACTTTGCTGTAGTACCAGATATGTTCCGGATCTTCGTGGCGATCTGTAAATGCCGGATATAAAAATCCTTGTGTCGGCATACTTACTACCCAGTCTCTTGTACGTTCCTGAATATCTGCCAGTTCTGGTTTATAAGATAATCCTGCCGCCGATAAGCTTACCGGGCAGATACATCCGATCATGTACTCATAAACCTCTTCGCTTTCATCCAGATCCGCTCCGTCCGTGGCAATTCCCGGAATGTCGTAGATTCCACTGGCAATTAGAATCAGGGAATACCCTTTATTCGATATGTCAATAGACTCTGCAATCTCTTCCAGGAAGATCTGGCGTACATCGTTGTCTTCTAATCCTGTTTTTACAATCGTGGCCAGATGCTGCTTTCTTGTTTTTCCCTCAAAATCCAGCTGAAACATATTTCTTCCAGGCTTTCCAGATAAAACTTTTTTGAAGATATCCAAGTATTTGAATGTTTCCGTCTCTTCGAGGTTTAAAAAGTTTTTTACAAATTCCAACCTACAGTTCCGGTCATTATCTACGATATATCCGGTTATCCTTGTGATATTGTACCTGTCTATTGTTAGAGTTCTTTTGATCTCCAGTAACTCTTTCTTCATGTCGCTCCTTTCTGGCTGCCGCACCGGGCAGCCATGCACTCTGCGAAATTGTGATATATTAACTTCCTGTGGTGCCTATAAATAATTCTTTCCGGCGTTTTTCATCCACTCTTCCCTGGTGTGGGTTCTTTCGTACACTTCCTGGGCTTTCGCCATCAGGATCCTCGCGTTCTTGGCATTGTTATGGACTGCTGCCGGTCCGTTCCGGTGATGTTCCAGGCAGAGATTTACTTTTAACCCTTCCGCCTCTGCAAATGCATGGGTGTTACCAAACAAAACATGATGCTCTTCCAGATATGGCTTGCATGTAAAATCTCCATCCAGTAACATGCACAGGTAGCACCGACGATCGCCTTTTGGCTGCATGATGCTTTTTTTGTGCTTCTTACGTTTCTTCTTAGTTGGTTTCGGAAACATCATATTCACCAGATAACACCTCCCCGTTTTGATCTACTTTTTCGTTTAAATACAGATACCATTCCTGTGAACTGTGTACTTTTTGGGTTGTCTCTGCAAGGTACAGAGCCGCATGATACAAGGGAATTGTCTGGAGATATTCCCGGCGGGTTAATTTGATTTTGGGAAATGTGGCCAGATATTCTTCTACGGTTACATTTTTCGGGCAGGCATCCGGTTTCCAGTCTTCTACACTTAACTGCTCCATCTTAGGACTCCTTTTTGTATAGCTCATGGTTGCCGTAAACCAAATCCGCCTCTTCTCTTTCATAACTCCAGCCATAACGCATTAAGATTTTGAAGCATTCCTGGTATCTCTTTCCGGCATCCTCTTTGTATTCTCCGGAATACTCTACTAAATCCCCGGTATAATCATCTATCATGTTGTTCATTGCAATCAGGAGCAACACCTGCGTATCCAGTGTTTGTATTTTTTCTTCTGCTTCTTCCTTTTCTTTCTCATCTGCATCATACAGGCTTTTCCCGGTAAAAAATTTTAGAACCATTCCATTTCCTAACCAACAGGACTTCTCCATCATGTTCCGGATCATCTTTTCAATGATTTTCTGGCGTTCCTCATCTTTTAACAGTTCGATTTTTCCGTCTGCTATTGTCCGGATGAATTCTTTTTTTCTTTCATTCATTTTTTTCTGTAAAGCTTTCAACTGCTTTGTCTTTTTTCTCTGCCTGTCCCATTCCGTTTCAACCTTTTCTGATTTCGGGAGTTTTTCCACTACATCAATCCCATTCCAACCATCCAGATAATACAGTTCTTTTCCGCGGATATTGATTCTCTTTGGTGGTTCTTTATCCAGGCTGAACGTTTTTACATCTTTCAGCTCTGCCGTATACTTCTTTTTTTCTATCTCCTTTGTGGCTTTCTTGATTCCTGCTTCCTCCAGAAGCTCAACAATAATCTTTTTGTTCTTCTCCCTCTCTTTGTTTTTAATCTCCGCTTCTACTTTCCACTTAATCTGTCTTGAGTCTGCAGCATCTTTCAATATTCTGTTCCTTGTTTCAACATCTTCGATTCTCGACAGTTCAGCAAGATCTTTTAGATTCAGCTGATATACCCCGTCTTCATCCGTCTTTTCCTTCACCAGATCCCGGTCAAGCTTCGCAATCTCCAGCCTCCGGCGCACGGTTGTTCTGGAGAATCCGGTCTTTTCCGCAATCTGTTCTTCCGTATCTCCAAGGTTAAGCATCATCTGGAAGCCTTCCGCCTGTTCCAGGACCGTCAGATCGATGCGCTGCATATTCTCTTCCAGCATGGTTCCGACCTGGTCTTTATAGCTCATGTCCTCTACGATCCGGCATGGATACATAGTTACGCCTGCCATTTTTCCGGCGGCGAACCGGCGGTGCCCGATGATCAGCGTGTATCCTTCTTCATGGTGTGTACGTTTTTCGTCCCAGTATCCCGGAATGACCGTAAGGTTCTGCATGATCCCTTTTTTCTTGATTGACTCACTCAGCTCCGTCAGATCACCCAGGTCTTTTCGTGGGTTATCCGGATGCTGGTGAATCAGCTTGGCGTTGATATTCGTTATTCCACTGGTTGTCATTTTATTTTTTCCTCCCTTTCTTCTCTTAAATGTCCTGCTGTATCATTAAGCGTTATTGCCATACTTTCGCACATCGTGATAAGTGCTGATTTTAGGCTTTTCATCCATCCGTCAATCTCTTTTGTTAACGTCTCCATCATTGTCGGCAATGTTATATTTATCTGCCTCGCCATTTTCCTTGCGTACCGCCGTTGTTTTCGTTTATCCAGCTCGAACGGAGGATTTGCTCCATACTTTTTCTTGTAATTCTTTTTCCATTGCCTATATTTCATGGTTTTCTTCCTTTTCCCGCATTTTAGACTGTAGTCTATCGGAATACCGCGTAGACTCAGAAAACTCTAAGCTTACACGATGTTTTTCCATCTGCTCCGACAGCTCCTGCCAGAGCTCTTTGTTCTTGATCTCTTTTCCATGTGGTCTGCGCCACTCTTCCCGTTTCCATTTGTCCATATTTCCTTCGTTTATGGTTGTGACCAGGAACTGATCCGGCGTGTAGGCAGTCACTTCACACGGTCGGAGCATTCTCAGACCGACAAGGATAGCAATCATACTCATACGGTGGTATGTCGTCTTCTGTTCGGTCTCGATCTGTGCTTTCACTGCCGGTCCTTTCTTAGTCTCGCATTCTACCAGAGCGATGCACTTTCCGTTTTTTGCGGTTGGTCCCCGGAAGTTTACTTCCGTGAACAGTTCTATCTTCATCTTCCGTCCTCCTTATCCGGATCATTTCATAATGCCGATATGGAAATCCGGTTGCTTTGTTGATTCCTTCAAAATAGGTGTCCTTTACTATGTAGTATCCTTTTTTCGGTCTCGGTTCTTTTTGCCACCGGTACAGAATATCCGTCTCCGGTTCCGGAAGCGGCATATTTCTGGATCTTGAAAAACTCGCTTCTTTGATCTTGTGATCCAGAACACCGTCCTCCACATATTTTTTCTGTGTTTTCTCATTTTTTGTGATGTACTGGGCGAGTTTCCGGAACTCTCCTTTTTCGTATAGCAACTGCTTATTCCGAACCTTCCCATGCTTCCAGGCTGCAGCTATGATCAGATCAGTATCCTGGATTCGGTTCAGAACTACATGAACATGCCAGTTGCCAGACGGCGTGCATTCAATATTCCGGAGCCACCGGAGTTCCTCGCCACGTTTCCGGTATTCTTTCTTGCAATATTTATAAAAATCTTCAAAATCTTTTACCGCTTGCTTCATGTCCGCCGGACGTTCTTCTTTCGGATATGTGAGAGTAAAGAAGTAATCATTCACTTTGAAATACATCCGGAGTCTGTGACGTGCCTTCCTCTCCCTGG